CTATGGAAGACCGCATGAAGGCGGACCAGGGCGTGACCAAAGCTGAGGAGCTGGACAGCAGATACCTCAGCCCGGAGCAGCAGACCCAGTACGACCGCACGATGCGCACGGTGCGCGGCGGCTCTATCTGGGGCGACGCCACTGCCGAACAGCAGGACAAGGTGGAGGGATACCTCTACGACCTCATCATGGGCAACAGCGACGGCGCGAAAATGCAGGAGAAAATCGACGGCGGCGCTGAGTACGGCATCGACGAGACGGACTACCTGCTCTACAAGCTGGCGCTGAGTATGTGCGACGAGCCCTCTGAGAGCGGCAAGTATGGCTCCTACACCAACGACGAGGTGGAGGCGGCTATCGGGATGCTGGGTCTGGATGACGAGGCATCGAGCTACCTGTGGCTCGCCCAGGGCAAGAGCGAAAAGAGCAACCCGTGGGGGTAAAAAATGAGAGAGCTGGGAGAAATCCCAGCTCTCTTTGTGTCATCCGGGGAAATCTTCCGCCGAGATGATGTCCGTATCCATATTTCCGTTGGCCTGTGCGTACAGCTCAAGAGTCCATCCCTGGTAATAGCTTCCATCCTCGTAGAAATCGAAGGTGCCCTCGCACTTGACGTAGGTGGTATCGTCTCCGAACATATACTCGGTGCCGTACCATATCTCCCCGACGGCGTAGTATATCTCGTATTCACCCAGGGGGACACTGACTTCCGCACTGCTCCCTCCGTGGACGAAGAAGCTCATGGAGTTCCCGAATGGAGGGGCAATAGGCTTCAAGTAGACGTAGTAGGAACTGTCGCCTCGTGTGGAGATAGACAGCGGCGCAAGCATCTCGCCGGATGGCTCTTTGATGAGCTCTCCACTACGAACAAAGACGGGGGCGCGAGGCAGCTCTTTGATTTGATATTTATCCGACCATTCGGAGAAAGATTGCTCTTTCTCGGCGCTGGCAGTGGCACTCTGTGCAGGTGCGCTCTGTTCGGCAACGGAAGAGTGGTCTTTTTCCCCGACGCCGCAAAGAAGGATTACGCCGAGACAGCAGGACACAAAAAAGAACACGACGGCAAGGATGGACCAGCGGCGTATCTCCTTTTTCTGCTCCAGGAGGGCGCGTTGTAAAGCCTCCGGTTCGGTGGCTTTCTTTTTGCGTAGCGCCTCGTCCTCATGCTTCAATTCTTGAAATCGCCTGTACTGCTCGATGGTCATGCCGAAGCGCTCTGCTTCCTTGCGTTCTTCCTCCATCTTGCGGAACGTCTCGGCGTATTCGCGCCATATAGGGTCTGTCGGGTCAATGTTCAATTCCCGACTGGCGATAATCTTGTTTTCCTGCATAAAAACGCTCCCTTTCAAAAAGTTCTGGGCTCTTGACGCAATTCCCGGCGAGTTCTGCTATCTTTAATGCGAGAGCCAAAGGCTGGGAGGTGAACGTCATGGCTAATTTACTTCTGCTGGCTGAAATAGCTGGCGCAATCACGGGCATCGCCGCCTGCATCTGCCTTCTGGTGACTCCGCTCCGCAACAAAATTATGGGTCTGGAGGACATCCGCGAGGGTCAGCGCTGTCTCCTGCGAAGCGATATGCTTCACGTGTACTACAAGCACCACGAGGAGAACTCGATACGCCAGTACGAGTACGAGAATTTCATCGCACTCTACGAGGCGTACAAAGCGCTGGGAGGCAACTCGTTCATCGACAAAATCTACAAAGAGGTACAGACGTGGGAGGTGCTGACGTGAAAAAGGTCACGAGAATACTTTTCCTCACGACACAGCTCGCGGCACTCCTCTGGGTATCTGCCTCTTACGGTATAGCTATCTATGCGACGGTCATGCTGGGAGAGCCCTTCCCCGTAGTAGAACTGTCGGAGCAGGCAATCGAGACCATCCTGGGCGTCAATGTCCTCAAGGTGGTAGAAAACATCTTCGAGCATAACGACGGCGCTGTTTTTGGAACCAGCACCACATCGAAGAAGAACGTAAAAAGAGACTGTTAAGGAGGGAATTATCATGGGAGTTTTGAAGCAGAAGCTGTCCAGCCGCAAGCTGTGGGCGGCTATCGCCGGTCTGGTGATGGGCTTGTCTATGGTCTTCGGTCTGGATGAGGGCACCATCAGCACCGTATCCGGCGCGGTGGTATCCGTGGCATCGGTCATCGTGTACATCATCACCGAGGGTCGCGTGGACGCGGCTGCTGTCGGCGAAGCCGCCGGGAAGGTGCAGGACGCGGTGGATGCCGTGGCTGGCAAGGAGGGCGAGTGAGATGAACTTGACCACCAGCTATCTCACCAAAAACCCCTGCTACAAGTCCGGCAGACAAATCACGGTGAAGGGGCTGATGCTCCATAGCGTCGGCTGCCCCCAGCCCAACCCCCAGGTGTTCATCAACAACTGGAACAAGGAGAGCTACGACAGCGCGTGCGTCCACGGCTTCATCGGCGAGGATGAGGTATTTCTGACTCTGCCCTGCATGGAGAAACCCGGCAAGGCGATGAGAGGCTGGCACGGAGGCGGCAAGAGCAACAACACCCACATCGGCATCGAGATGTGCGAGCCGAAGTACATCAAGTACACCAGGGGCGCGACCTTCACCTGCTCCGACAAAGCGGCGGCGGTCGCCTACGTGAAGAAGGTGACGCAGAACGCTGTGGAGCTGTTCGCTATGCTCTGCGCCTACCACGGGCTCGACCCTCTGGTGGACATCGTTTCCCACGCAGAAGGCCATGCGCTGGGCATCGCCAGCAACCACGGAGACCCCGACCACCTCTGGGCGCAGCTCGATATGGACTACAACATGGACAGCTTCCGCCGCGAAGTGGCGGCATACATGAAGAAGGGACAGGAGGATGATGCCGATATGGCTAACATCGACGAAATCAGAAGCAAAATCACCGCCTGCGGCGACACCGGAGACAACCCCTCCAAGTGGGCGGAGGATGCCACCGAGTACTGCAAGCGCAAGGGTATCTTCAACGGTAACGGGCAGGGCGACTACGGCTGGCAACAGCCTATCACCCGTGAGGCGGTAGCGCAGGTCATCTACAATCTGTTGGACACCGCCGGTATGCTGGAGAAGCTCCCGGATGTTTAACAGAGAGGGCGAGCGAGAGCTCGCCTTCTCTTTATCTTATTTACACACTTTCGCGCACACTTATTTCGCGTTTAATCATCTTTTTTATAAGAATAGCACCGCTTCCGTGGTATCGTCAATATGCAAAAGATGATTAGAGCGGAGGTGAGCGAGGCAGTGAGACTGTACACACTGGATGACAAATGCAATATATCGGGCGAGCGCATACGCGAGGCGCGGACAAAGGCTCAGATGTCCCAGGAGCAGCTCGCAGTGAAATTACAGCTTGCTGGCTTGCAGATGGGACAAATGGCAGTCAGCAGGATAGAAACAGGCAAGCGGCTGGTGCCGGATTTTGAGCTTCCAATCATCGCCGATGTGCTGGGCGTCACGACGGACTGGCTTCTCGGAAAAGAGTGAAAAAAGATGGAACACCGTAGGAAATCCTACGGTGTTCCATGTGTTTTGGGGGTCTTGACAGGGCGGAAAAAGTGCTGTAAATAATGGCTTGCAAGGCATTTTCTGCAAGGAGGAACCCACGAATGAGACACTTTAAGCATCTGACCTACACCGACCGATTGAACATCGAGAAATGGCTGAGAGAGGGCATGAAGAAGGGCGAAATCGCCGACCGTCTGCGCGTGCACCGAAACACCATCACCAACGAGCTCAAACGTGGGAGATACACCCATCTGAACAGCGACTACACCACGGAGGAGCGCTACTCCCCGGACATCGCCGACATGAAGTACAGAGACCACCTCAAGGCAAAGGGTCCTGGGTACAAAATCGGCAACGACATCGCCTTCGCCAACTTCCTGGAGGAGAAGATGCTGGGCGTGCAGGAGGACGGCACTGTGGACAAGCAGAAGCGCTACTCCCCGGCGGCTGCGCTGGCGGCGGCACGGGCTGAGGGCTTCGAGACTTCCATCTGCGCGGCGACACTGTATAGCTATATCACGAAGGGCGACGTTTTCTTTTCTCTGACAAACAAAGACCTCCACCGGAAGGGCGACAAGAAGCAGAAACACCGCAAAGTGAAGGCGGCAAAAGCGCCTCGCGGTGAAAGCATCGAGCGCCGACCGGAGGAGGTCAACGAACGCATTGAGCCGTTCCACTGGGAGATGGACAGCGTTATCGGAAAGAGAGGCACCAAGGAGTGCCTGGTCACGCTGACGGAGCGCAAGTCCCGGCAGGAGCTGGCGTTCAAGGTGAAAGACCACACCGCTCAGAGCGTGGTGGAAGTCCTGGACCGTCTGGAGCGGAAGCTGGGCTCGCGGACGTTCCGCAGAGTGTTCCGCTCCATCACCGTGGACAACGGCACGGAGTTCTCCGACTGCATCCGCATGGAGGCGAGCAGCATCACCAAGCGTAACCGCACAAAGCTGTACTACTGCCACCCCTACTCATCGTGGGAGCGTGGCTCCAACGAGAACCAGAACCGCATGATACGCCGTTTCTATCCGAAGGGCACGGACTTCTCAAAAGTCCGCCAGAAGGACATCCAGGGAACTATCGACTGGATAAACCGATACCCCCGGCTGATACTCGACTGGCACTGCTCGGAGGAGCTGTTCGCAGAACAGCTTATCACGGCTTAAAAAATTTTTCTTAATTTTCACAATTTAGTCTTGACATTTGCCAATAAAAAGTTTAGCATTAGCTTGTGCAAAGGTCAACGACCTCTGCGCAGGCTATTTTTTTACGAAAGGAGAGGCTTGAGCGGTGAAAAAGTACAAGTACCTCACCCTACGAGACCGACGGAAGCTGGCTCACCTGTACAGCAAGGGCGAGCGCATCCAGGACATCGCGGATGCTCTGGATGTGAACCCCAACACCATCTACAACGAAATCAAGCGTGGCTTTACCGGAGAGCTTGACCATAACCAGCGCCGAGGATACGACCCGGAGCTGGGACAGAAGAAGGCGATGGAAGGGCTCCGCCGCCGGGGACCGAATTTTGCGGCGAAGGCGGTGGCTGATTACGCCGAGCGAGCGGCAAGGAGGGACTGCTGATGAAGAAGATTATCGTTTTCCGCCGCGTGTGCGGTGTGCTGGCTGCGCTGAGCTTCATGCTGGCACTGGGGAGCGTGGGCTCCATCGAGCAGAACCTCGTCCCTCTGGGACAGGGATGCCTCCAGGCGGCTGGCGGCATCGGCGGCTTCGGTCTGTTCACGTGGCTGGCAGGAGGCTTTGTATGAACAGCCAAATCTCCCTGTTTGACGGGAGCGTACAGTTCGTCGTGGACAAGCCCGTGCGCCTCATCGAATTGTTTGCAGGCATCGGCTCCCAGGCGAAGGCGCTGGAGCGGCTGGGCGTGGACTTCGAGCACTGGCGCATCTGCGAGTTCGACAAATATGCCGTGTGCGCTTACAACGCCATCCACGGCACGAGCTTTGAACCGTCAGACATCACGAAGCTGAGCGGTGCAGAGCTGGGCATCGCGGACACGGAGAGCTTCTGCTACATACTGACCTACTCGTTCCCATGCCAGGACCTTAGCAAGGCCGGCAAGGGCAAAGGGATGGAGAAGAACAGCGGCACGCGCTCCGGTCTGCTCTGGGAGGTCGAGAGGCTTCTGGGAGAAGTGGACGAGCTGCCCCAGGTGCTCTTGATGGAGAATGTGCCCGACGTGCTGGGCGCGAAGAACGCCAAGCACTTCTACCTCTGGTGCCAGCGGCTTGAGGAGATGGGCTATCACAACTACTACAAGGTGCTGAACGCAAAGGACTTCACGGTGCCCCAGAACCGAGAGCGGTGCTTCATGGTAAGCGTGCTGGGCGACTATTTCTACGAGTTCCCCGAAGGCGTACCTCTCAAGCTCCGTCTCAAGGATATGCTGGAAAAGAAGGTATCGGAGAAGTACTACCTCAGCAAAACGGTGACGATGGCACTGATGCAGGCGATAAATGACCGCCACGAAGCTGAAAAGCTCGCGGGGGGGGGTCGCTGAAAACCTCATCTCCGCGGAAGGCATCTGCCGCACCGTCAGAACGAGCGGACGCTCCAGCCTCGACCGCCATGCCTGGGACTGCTTCATCGAGCAGAGGCGTGATGCTGAGTGAGTGTGGGCGGCGATACGAAGGAAACTGCGATGTCGCCTCCACCCTGCTGGCACGCGACTACAAAGGATTTGGAAACCAGGCGATGACAGCCGTGATGGAGATAAAACGGAGGACTGACGATGAGTAGAGTGGTGGGCATCCTCTGCGGTGAGAAATGGGACACGAAAATCGACTATATGCGCCGCGTGTATTCCGTGGAGGATACAAGCCCAACCATCGCTACCGTGACTGGCGGAGGTATGGAAGTGAAGATAGCAGAACCCAGCGGACTTTATTTGAACGACAGCCCGGAGTTCTTCCGAGGCGAGCTGGAGGGTCTGAGCCGCACCATCAAAAGCGACACACACCCTGCTGGCGTTATGGAGCCGGTCATCGCCGCGCTGCGCGGCAGAAACCCGGACAACCCCACGAGCCGAGAGGCAGGGCTCCCGACGGAGCAGATGCTTGAGGTAAAGAATGACGGAACGAGCAACACACTCACCACGGTCCAGAAGGACAACATGGTGCTGGAGCCGCACTTCCGCATCCGCAAGCTGACCCCCCTGGAGTGCTGGCGGCTGATGGGATTTGACGATGAGGACTTCTACCGTGCTCAAAAGGCGCTCGATGAGCAGTTCTACGGCGGAAGAAATAAATCATCCAGCCAGCTCTACAAAATGGCAGGCAACTCCATCGTGGTGCAGGTGCTGGAAGCCATATTTGGAGCGATGTTTTAGGAGGCATTGGTATGACAAGAGCGGAACGAAGGGCAGAACGCCGCAGGCGCTTCTGGCGAGGTGTGGTGGGCGTCATCATCGCCCTGGTGCTCATCAGCTTTCTGGCGGCGATGGCTCTATCCGGTGGAACGGCGGCGGAGGAGCCGGAGGTCATCTACCGTACAGAGTACGTGGAGGTGCCGGTCTATGTGGAGGTGCCCGTGTACATAGAAGCCGATAGCGAGGAACCTACGCCGGAGGAGACACCGGCTACGGAGTACGCCGCGTTCGACTGCGAGGAAGCGGTCTATCTTGCGAAGGTGGTGTACGGCGAGGCGCTGGTCTGTCCCACCACGGAACGGGCGGCGGTCATCTGGTGCATCCTCAACCGCGTGGACGGCAGACACTGGGGCGATGACATCATCAGCGTTGTGACTGCGCCGCACCAGTTCCACGGCTACGATGAAGACCACCCGGTACTGCCGGAGCTCTACGAGCTGGCGCTGGATGTTCTGACCCGATGGGACATGGAGAAAGAAGGCATCGAGGAAGTAGGGCGCGTGCTGCCGAGGGACTACTGCTGGTTTTACGGTGACGGCGAGCGCAACTACTTCCAGAACGAATGGAGGGGCTCGACGGTATGGAACTGGAGTCTGCCGAGCCCATACGAGGAGTGAAGCTATGAAGCTATATGCGGTGCCTCTCGAAAGACACGAGGCGAGTGAGTTTGTGGACAGGCTCCACCGTCACCATAGCTCTCGCGTCGGCGACAAGTTCCGCTTAGGGGCAGCTCTGGACGGACGGCTGGTAGGCGTTGTGCAGGTTGGCAGACCTGTGGCGCGTGCGCTTTGCGATGGCAAGACGCTTGAGGTGCTTAGGTTGTGTACGGACGGAACCCCTCACGCTTGCTCTTTCCTCTACGGTGCGGCGGCACGTATCGCACGCGAGTTAGGGTATGAAAAGATTATCACCTACATACTGGACAGCGAACCAGGAACAAGCCTTATTGCCGCAGGATGGCATAAGGAGGCGGATGTAAGAGGAAAATCGTGGGGCTGCCCCAGCAGACCGAGACAAACGGCGGCTCCCACCTGTGATAAGCAACGGTGGGCAAAGCGTTTGAGAGGAGGTGACTGAGATGCTGGTGGTCTATTACACCGAACAGGACGGGACGGTCATGCAGTGCCATAAGGCACCGGACAAGCCTCTCTACGAGTTGCAGGAGCTGGTCGCCGACTGGAACAAGCGGTATCCAGAAAAGCAGGCGCACGTTGAGGAGCTCCCAGATGGAGGACTGGCGGCGTATCTCTTTGCCCTCGCTGAGCGGAGGGTGAAATACACCAGAGAGACCATTGAGGCGGCGCTGGAAGCGCTGAACGAGGCAAGAAGCTGTATTGACGGACTGGAGGTAGCAACATGAACAGACTGCAAGATAGGCGGCTGGAGCTGGGGCTCACTCAGCCGCAGGTATCGGAGATGCTCAAGGAAGTAGACCCTCGTATGGACGTGGGAATGGTGAGCCGATTTGAGCGAGGAGCTTGCCTTCCCACCCCGAAGGTGCTGGCGGCGCTGGAGACCGCCTTGCAAGCCTCCAGGACGGAGCTTTACGGCGGAGAGGACTTGCTTTTCGTCCGCGAGCTTGAGGAGGCTATGGGCGGTGTGGCGGCTGAGGAATGGCCCGAAGGGGTACAGCGCATCGCCGGAGCCATCCCCTTCGGGCGGACAAACGCGGTGACGCGAGAGCATCTATCCAGAGAGCTCCTGCTGACCGACCGGAAGGTGCGCGAGCTCATCGAGCAGGCGCGGCGCTATGGGTGCATCATCATCAACGCCCAGGACGGGCGCGGCTATTACCAGAGCGATGACCCCGATGACTGGGAGAAGCAGTACAGGC